GATATGGTCGGCGTCCCGGAGATCCCGGACAGCTCTATCTCGTTGGAGCCGATCTGGTAGTATGCGCCCTTGCCGGTCGTCAGGTTCTTAACACCGACGCCGTTCGTGATCGGGCTGCCTGCATCCAGGATATCGCCGTCGGCGATGGCGGCGCCCACGGGCCGTTGGAGCTGTATGGATGTCTTCCAGGCTGCCGACGTGGACGTGTCGCGCGTTTCGGTGATCGCCGCCTCAACGGCAAATCCGCCGCGGAGATATTGGACGTTGCGGTATTGGTCACGCGTCTGCATCTTGCGCTCAGAACCCTTTAGAATATGCGTGCCCTTATTGGCCTCGGTGATCGCCGTCGCCGTACCTCCGAACTCGCCGAAGATCAGCTCTTTGTTGAAGTCGAGCGTCCAGTAATACCCGGTGAATGCTGCCAGCATATTGAGCGCCGAGGTCACGGTCTCGTAGTTGAACAGGATGTCGCTCACGTTGACGCCCGGATATATGAGCCCCGGCGTGCCGTCGGTCGTCAGGGCGCCGGTGACGCCCTCCAGGCTGTTAAGCGTATCGGCTGTCCTGGCCTGCGGATATAATCCCGTGTCGTTGATAAGACTCTTTGCTATCGCCCCGCTGCCGGTGGACTCGTATCGCTTGGCAATAACGAACCTGTCGAAGATCTGGTTCCAGTCGACGCATGATATTTCGTATCTCCTGGCGTCTTCGTCCTGGCCTCCGAACGGTACCGTGTTGATGCTGTCGACCGATCCGGCAAAGTATACGGTCCAGTCGAATATATTGACCGGTGATGCGTGCGTTGCCTGGGACGTGCCCATCGCTGCGCGGACCACCGTCAGCGTGTCCGCCCCGGTATCAACACTGGCGACCTTCATTATCTCCGTGTCGATTACGATATACTCGCCCGCCGCGAACGATGCCGCTGCGCCGCTTTCCACGTCGATTACGGTCTCGTCGATCTCGATGCTCTCTGCTGTGTTCTTCGCGCTGTCTACTGAGTCGCCGATCTGGACCGTGTTGCCTATAGCCGGCGCCGATGGGTTGCCGTCGCCTGTATCGCGGAGGACGAACGCCGCCGTGTTCCTGGCGTCTACCTTGTCGGTGATGTTAAGCGTGCCGACCGACAGATAAGCGTTGTAATCTGCGCCGGCAAATATCAGGAGGAGCGCCATCAAGCCATACCTTCCCGGCGCAGCGTGCCGATGATCTGCTCGCCGATGTCATCGACGCCGACCGATCCGAATACATTGACCGTCAGCGCCACGCCACCGCCGCCGCGACGACCGCCGAGAGGCACGATGGCCTCCGGCCCGCGCTCGGCCATCATCCCCAGGCTTCCGGATCTCATGCCGACCATCGCCGTTGGCTCGCTTATGATGCCGCCGCCTGCGAAGCCCAGCCATTTCTTAGCGCCTCCCAGGAGGCCGGTGCCGAGGCCGAATCCGCCGCCGGTGAGGGAGTTTAATATGCCCAGTAGCGCCTTTTTCGCTGCTATCTTCATTAGTTCCTTAACGAACCCCTGCACCGCGGACACCGCCTGGCTTACCGAATTTTTAAGACTACCGAATCCGGCCTCGGTGTTTTTTATAACGCCGCCGATGGTCGTCCCCAGGCTCTTCCAGGCGGTCTCATTTGCGGTCAGCGCGGGCGCCGCTATTGTTTTAATTTGCCCCGATCCTTTGTTGAACCTGGCGATAGCTCCTGCCGTCTGCTCGTTGATCGTCGCCGTCATCTTCATAAATGTCGAGTCGAGCTGCTTGACGCCTGCCCCCGCGGCGGCTGTTGTCGTTTCGATCACCGTCGCCGTTTCCGTGGTGGCGGCAGCCAGCGCCGGCATCGCCGTATTGGACATCGTGAATATGCCCGATATGGTGCTGCGGATGGAGTCGTCCATGCCGTTCATCGACGTCTTGAATCTCTCGCCGGCGGTCTCTCCGCTATCGGCGAACCGTTCGAGCTGCTTGGCAGGCTCGCCAAACATTTCCGACATCATATTATTCCAGATATTTATCTTGTCGATGACCCAGTTGAACTTGCCCGTCACCCAGTCGATGGCGTTCCCTACGCCGTCGATTATGTCCTTTGAGAAATATGCCCACGCCACGCCCATCGCAGCGACGGCCGCGATGACGAGCCATATTGGTGCGGTGATGCCTGCGACAAGCCCGAAGACGACGCCCAGCTTTGTTATGAGGAACGGGAGGATGACGGTCGCCAGTGTTGTGAATAAAGGCAGGAGGGCGCCGGCTGCGATAAGCACCGGCCCGATGGCTGCGGCCAGGCCGGTAAATGCCACCAGGGTGACCTTGAGCGCAGGCGATAGCCTGGCGAACCATCCCATCAGCGTGCCGACGATATCGCCCAGCTTGAGGATCGCCGGGATCACCGATTCCTCTATGAAAGGTATGAGTTGGTTCGTGAGTACTGGGAGGAACTTTTTCATTATTGCGTTTGTGGCACCGCGGAAGGCGCCGGGCAGCTTGGTTGATAGCACGTCATCGAGGGCGTCGAATGCCATGATCGTATCCTTCGACATAATGATACCGAGCTTGGCGGCCTCCGCCTGCACCTCTTCCAGGCCGCCGGTAAAGGTCTTTAGCAGCGGGAGCATCTCCTTGCCGCCGCGGCCGAACAGCTCCATCGCCGCCGCCGCCTGCTCCGTTGGATTTTTCATCTGCATAAGGGCGTCGAGCGTACCGAGCAGGAGCGTCTCCTGGTCGAGCATGGCGCCGTTGGTATCTCGCAGGGTGAGGCCCAGTGCCGCCACGGTGTCCTTCGCCTCGCCGATGCCGTTGGCGGCATCCACCAGGTTGCGCGTGAGCATGGCCGAGCTTGTGGCGATGGTCTCCACCGACACGCCCGCCAGATCGCCGGCATACTTGAGCTCCTGGAGCGTCTTCGTAGTGATACCCGACTTCTGGCTCATAAGCAGCATCTGGTCGGCTGCCGCCATCGTCGACAGGATCATACCGCCCAGGGCCGCCGTGGCGATCCCTATCGGCGCCGTGACTCCTATCGTGAGCGCCTTGCCCATCTTGCCGAGCGACTGGGATAGCTGCTGCGTCTTGCCCGCCGCGTCCGACATAGCCTTGTTGAACTGTGCAGCGTTGGCCTCTAACTTGACGACCACCGCGCCGACTGTTGCCATTATCGCCTCATCTTGCCGCGCATCTCTGCGCGCTTATTTGCTGCCTCCTGGTCTTCAGCCTCCAGGATGTAGTACGCTATCCATTCGGTGATCTCATGGCTCGATATATTGGAGAGCATCTGCTGCACCGTCATCGACAGGTCGCGAGCCAGGCGGAAGTAGAACCTTCTCTCCGGCCGCCCGCGCATCAGTTTTTTGCCAGTGCCTTGACATCATCCTCGCCGATGCCGGACGCCTTGCGCGATGCGTCGAATAGCCTGTCCAGGACAGCGCCGGACTTGCGCCCCAGGGCTTCCACCTGGTCGCCACTGAACAGCCGCTTGCCGTCGTCGTCCACGACGCAGGACGCCACCAGCGACGCCCTTAAATTCGTGTAGTCCATCTTGACCTGGTTGCCGCCGCCGTCGAGGCCCGATACGCGCATCTCGAACTGATCGCGCTCGGCGCCCGTCATGCCTCTAATCCATACGCCGGCGCCCTTTCCCCACTCCGGCGTCTGTACCCATATCGTCGGCAGATCGTCCGCCGCCAGGATGGCCTCCGCTGTTAGCGCCCTCCGCGCTGTCCTCGCCATATCTCTCTCCTTTTTATGGTGCAGATTAATACGTTGTCGCCGTCACTGTGCCGGTGACCTGGAACTCTGCCGATACGGTGTTGAGTCCTATCGGCGACGATATCGGCACGCTCGTCATAAAGCACTCGCCGGTATATTTGTTATAGCCGGACGTCGATCCCGCCGGACCATATACGAACGATAGCGACGCGCTGCCGTATACGCCGTCGAGATGATCTACAAGCGTGTCGTTATATTCAAATTCAATCGAGAACGAGGCGTCTTTTAATCCGGGCACGTATGTGTTGGACGCATGGCCCGCGGTCGTTGTGAGCAGTGCCTCGATATCCCTGCCGAAATCCACGCCCGATCCCATCACGTATGGCGATAAATCGACGACTGACCCGCCGGAATCATCCAGCGTAAAATTTAGATCTTTTCCATGTACTGCCATGATGTTTCTCCTGGTTGATTATCTCGTGGCGAAACTGACCGCGAAGGTGAACGACGGGTCGGTCCCGCCGATGGTATAATTGAGTCTGATATATCGCTCTGCCGATGTCGTTACCTCGGTCCGCTGGGACGTGATCGCCGTCGCCTGGGTGAACGTGATCAGAGAAGTCGCCGACGTGAAACTACTGTTGTCGTCCATCTGCACGATGGCGTCGAGTGTCGGCGATGTGCCGGATACTGCCGTTACGTGGACGATGGCCACCGCGCCCGACGACGTGGTGCTGCCAGATCCCCGGTCATGAGTGGCGCCATTAGCCGATGCCGTGGCTGTCGTTACCGGCAGGAGCAGGACACCCGCATCGACGCCGTCCTGGGCAGCTTGGTATTCACCGGAGATACGCACCAGCTCGGTGACGCTCGACGTCGTAGCGTACTGGTTCTCGATCGCATCCATGAGGTACGCGTTCGATCCGGCCGTCTGCCCCAGGGATACCGTTACCGATGTGCTGGCAGATCCAAAGCTATTGGTGAGGATCGTGTCGATGCCGGCTGCTGCCGGATCTGCGAACCCTTCGACGCTCACGCTGCCGTCCTTCTGCCCCGGCGTGTATGTGCGGCTGTCCAGGCCGAACACCGTGGTATCCAGGACAGCGATAGACCGGTCGATGGACGTGCTGTCCAGCGAAGACGTCAGGTTGTATTGGTCGTGGAGAAATACCGTATCTTTTCCGTGTGGGTTTGAGTGTGCCATATTATAGCCCCAGTCGTTTGAGGATGACGCGCCGCAGTCTGTCGGTCATACCTTTGAGGCGCTTTTCAAAGGGCCGCTGGAGGTACTTGGCGCCGGTGCCTGGCGTGGACCATTTGATGGCTGCGCCGACCATCTCGTGGACGTATATCGCATATCTGGTGTAGTACCCCACCGAGTACCCTTTTGGTATTCTGCTTATTTTTGATGATCGCCGCAGCGTACCCCCGGCGATATCGGCCACCGGTGTGAGCGGTGCGCTCTCGGCCTCCAGGCCCATCGCCTCCTCGTGGAGGGCATCGTCGATGGCTCTCGGCAGCCGGGCGTTGATCTGCGCCAGGCGCTTCGCCAGTTCTTTGTCGCCCGTTATCGTCGCCGTGAATGCTTTTGCCATTATAGCGTCACCTTGTATACCGTCTCGCCGCTGCCGATGCCTGTCGCCGACTGTACGCTGGCCGGCGTGTGCGCCAGGTCGGTGCTGCTCGATGAGTCTCCCGG